CTGTCTTACTAACGGTTGCATTCTGTGTTACAGTAGACACAGTTTCCGTTTCTGGTGCAACTGCTGCCTGCAAAACGTTTGTTGCTTTCTCTGTTGCTGGATTATTAGTTCCGGCTTCCTTCTCTATGTTAGGAACCACATTACAGATATTACCACCAGAGGTAATTGCAGACAGACCATCATTGATTAGTGTACCCAAACTCTTACCCGCAGCCTCAAGGTCTGCTTCAAACTCTTCTGTGATTTTTGCAAGAGAAGATAGATATGCGGGTGTGCCTGGAGTTAGTTCAGATAGTCCTTTGATTTCTGCCTGTAGATTGAGTTTTGGTAATTGTGGAATCTCAACAGACTGCAATTTTGCAGTTAAAGTGTTAAGTTCCGTCTGTGCAGATGCAAATGCTGCTGCAGCGGTTGATGCTGCTTCATCAATCTTTGATTCAATGTCTGCTGCAGCCTCGTCCAACTTCTTGAACAAGTCATTCATCTCTGGACTTGCACCACATAGATTTGAGTTTGCAAAATCTACCATCGTTTACTCCTACGGACCACAGAAAACGTCTGAACTTCCTGCCGCAACAGAAGTACAGGCAGTTATACCGTCACCAACTCTTCCCGCACCCTTACTGTTAACAAATACAGTGGAAGAACCTGTTGTAATTGGTGCTGCATGTGAGGGACATGGTGCGCCGGGCAGAAGATGAGATGTATTATTATCACCCTGCCGTGACCATGCGATGCTGTTTACGAATACAGTTGGTGAACCCTCTGCTCTGGTCATACCAGAACAGTGAGCCACATCTGCATCTCCAATTCTAGTTGCTGCTGGCACGTTCTCTCTCCAATAGTTCTTGTAACCTGTCATTCCATACCGCCATCACAGCGTGTTCATCCTCTGTGTGCGGTGCCTCTGGATAATCAGGTATGAATTTAATAACATTTCTAAACTGTAAGTCCTCTGGTACATTCTCCCAATCATCATATGTAACAAAAGAACCGTCATGTAATAAAAACTGAAACTCTGCCATGTCACACCTATGGGTTAAAGTCAATTCTTGCACCAACAATCTCGACATTGCCTGTAGATGTATGGTTCCAAGTTGTTCCTGTAGTTGAAGTCCATGCCGTACCAACGGTTTGCGTTAGTGTTGTCTCTGGATTGATGGTCATTGCGGTTGCAGACTTCATGGACACAATACCAGAGATAGTTGACTGTGAAAGGTTACCACTTACGTCAAGTAGATAGTCTTTCGATGTTTTGATGTGAACACCTCGTTCACTTTCATTAGAGTCCATCTTCTTACCATCAACAGATAGTTTCCATTGACCGCCGACAACCTCAACACTCGACTTCTCTTTGGAAACAATCGTGTCACCACCGATACGTCCCTTCACATCGTCCTTGATGTTGTATGCATGGTTACCAACAATCTCTTCTTCACGGTTACCACCGATAGGCTCACCCGTTGTTGGATCAGACTTTGCACCAACCTTAATTCTTTCGTTGCCATGTACCTTTCTGTAGAAGTCGCCTTCAACTTCCAGTATGTAATCACCCTTGATGAGTTGACGAACAGAACCCTCTACAGTGATATTCTGCGAACCCTTGATGACAATGTTCTCACTACCGATAACAATCTCATAGTTGTCACCGATAATCTTGGTAACCCTGTCACCATTTGCATGTAACTCTTCGAATGTTCCTGTACGATGTTGCCGATACAGTCTCTCTGCGCCTGGACTGTCATCAATCTCCATGATATGTCCAGATTCAGTCTCTACAACATGATTGTATGGATAGACACCAGAGATGTAGGGGTCAATGTTCGATGTAATCCCTTTTGGGTTTGGTTCTTCCCAGAATCCTCTTGTCTCTTCTTCTGCTGCATCAGATACACTTGCAAGGTTTGGTTTGGTTGCAGTAGGAATGCCTGTTTTATCGTTGGGGTCTGTAGGTTCTGTTGCGGGAGCAGGGTCACCACGCAGTCTTCGTGCGCGTCTGTCTATAAGTGACTGATGACTTTCAGATGACTTACCTCTTGCAAGACGATTTGTATCTGGTTCACCTACATCATGGCCACTATTCCTCTCGCCTGGATAAGGACCATACACAGGATTCATTACATAATCACCCTGTGCAGAGGAATCTGAACGTGGGTCGTTGAAACCCTCTGCTGGATTTGCTTCTTCTTGTGGTGTGCCGGGAAGGGAACCAATAATCAGTGGTTGCTGAAATTCATTGTCACGAAAGAACCCAACAACCCATGCACCTTCAACTAACCATGAAGGTGTAGTACCCAATCCCTGCATGGATGGGTCTGTAACAGGGTGCATAACGTGTGCAAAAGGCAAATCAGCCGTGGGAAGTGCAACAACATCCTCAGTATGATAACCAAGGCATCGCACTCTCACACGGCCGACTTGTTGTGGATCATTTCGGTCTTCGACAACGCCGACAAACCAGTTAAATCCGTCGCGTCCCATGAAATAACTATTCTGCATGGAACTATTTATAAAGGTTAATGTAGGTCTGGATCGCGTCCGAGACGTTTCTCTACGGTACTCCAGTTGTATTTAAGTATTTCAAATTTTTGATCTGGATTTTGCATCTGCAATTGATGAAGAACCTCATCAGCTTGATCTTTTTCCAGATGTTCTACCACCGTAGACACAATCTTATACTTAATCATGATGAATTCGGTTTTGCGATTATCAAATGTGTTCTTTCAGGTCCACAATTGACAAAACTATGTAATATTGTAGTATCAACCTCATATAGAAAACCATCATCAGGTATATGAATTATTTCATTCAATGTAGGAAAAATAAAGTATGCATTTGGGTTAGTTATAAGAGCCAAATGATAACGAGGGGAATTATCTTTGTGTACAGCATATGATGTGTAAGGTTTCTTGACCAAAATTCTAGAACGTATACCATCTACATCTCGTATTACATCATCAAAAACTGTTCCCTCGTATATTTCATTCAATATTTTGTAATCTGACTGTTTCTTTCTAAATCGTTTCTGATAGAATTCATAGTTCCCATCATTCACCCGCCAATCCATATTCTTCATATCCTTAGTCATACCAAGTCCATCTGTATATGGATTAACTACATTATGGTTGCTTCGAGCATCTGACGCATTTTGCGTACTTCGTTGTACACTAGTCTGTCGGTTTTGGGCGTATATACCACTACCCATTTCTTTGTCACTGTCCCATAGTTTGTCTCCGAGTCGATGCTGTATACTTTCCCATTCAAGTAGACACCTATCTAGATCATAGCAATGATTTGTTTTCCTTATTGGATAATCTGTCTTGTACTTTTCCATGATTAACTCCTCTTTGAGATAACCAGATGCGTTCTTTGCGGTCCACAATTAACAAAGGTGTGTAATAGTGTAGTATCAACCTCATAGAGACAACCATCATCGGGGATATGAATTATTTCATTCAATGTAGGAAAAATAAAGTATGCATTTGGATTTGTTATGAGTGCTAGATGATAACGAGGAGAGTTGTCTTTGTGTACAGAATATGATGTGGTTGGGTGCATGTGCATAATTCGCGCTCGCACACCATTAACATCCCGTATTACATCATCAAAAACTGTTCCCTCATATATTTCATTTAAGATCGTGTATTCCGATTGATCCTTTATTACACGATCTTTCCTATCACGGTGTTCACCAGCTCCATCTGTATATGGGTTAACCACAGACTTGCTACTTCGTTGTAAACAAGTCTGTGGTCTTTGTCCATACATACCAGTGCCTAAAACTTCATCACTATCGTACAGTTTATCACCTAGTCGATTCTGTATGAGTTCCCACTCAACTAGACATTTATCCAGATCATAGCAATGATTTGTTTTTCTGATAGGCATGGTCATAGTAGTATATTTAGACATTTACCTATAATATCAAACAAAATAGAATAAGTCAAGGTCACTTAACAATCAAATTGTCTTTGTAGACACTTTTCAGACCAAGTGCTTCTGTATTGAATTTGACAAGATTACGAAGTGCATCTTTGGTGATAAATGTCATTAGAACGTCTCGTTGTCGGTTTCCATCAACACCAATCTTCCATTCATACTTACCAACCTTCTTCTGGATATTGGCAATCGCAGTAGCATCTTTACTCATTGCGGTAAGTGCATCCTGCAACTTCTTTGCGTTGGGATTATCTTTACGCACCCAAAGAGCCTTTTGCATACCATCTCTAAAACTTTTTACGAGTTTATATGCATCGTAAAACTCACCACTTGGTGCAACACCATACTTATTTTTGAACAGAATCTCAAACTGCATATTAGGATAGTTTGGGTCATCCATATGTGATGCAGTATTTGCATCTAGGATACCATGTGTAAACCACACTCTAGCATTCGGATTTGATGCAACATGTTTCTTATATGCGGCAGGATTCTCTCTTGTACCATTCAGTTCACCACGTTTAAATGCTAGACGGCGTTCACCACCACTCATACCTGATACCCATGTAACATTTTTCTTGAAACATTCAATATACTGATCCACACTCAAATCAGGTCCACACAATAGCATTGTCATTGCAAATGCCTCAGGCACCATTCCAGAACCAGCAGCAAATGAAATCTTATCCCCTGATTTGTAATCCCTGCGAATACCCGCAATGATATTCAAGTTCATAAGTCCAATGCTGGTATAGTCTGCATAATTGTAATCGACATTCTCTTGCAAAAATGAAACACCATTCCCACCATGAGATACCATTACAGTCTTATCATCTTTCTGTAGATCATTGTGAAACTTATTGAAGCCGGGAATATCTCTTGCGCCTGGAATAGTTCTGATAATAATTTTCTCACCAAGGAATGGGGTAAGTTCTTTAGCGACGATTTCAGTCCACACAGTGGTTCCACCGCCGGGTTTTTGTGGAACAACAAATGTATAATCAGCATTTGCTGTCGAAGTCATTCCTAGCACCATAGCTAGACTCATTACTAGTTTACGCATAACTTAATCTCCTTTTTGTGGTTATACCCCAAGCAAATACACCTGTAGTTAATAGTAAAAGTATAACAAATATTGGTCTTGTGACCAGTTGTTCAATCGAATACAAACTCGTCACTTGTAGTGTTAGAGCCTCTACACGCTCTGCTAGTATAAATCCAATTACCATTGCTGGACGACTGAATTTATATTTCTTACACAGTATGCCTAGAATACTGCACACTGCAAGAATAAAATAATCTTCCCATCCACCTGTATATTGAACACATGCCCAAGTGATGAACACAAGTAACAGGGGGAAATAATACTTGTATGGCACACGAGTGATGGCACTGATGTATCGTGTAAACAACAAACAGAACACACCAACTAGAACAGTTGCCCACATAAACCCAAATGTTAGACTGTCAAAGAAACGTTCGTCCTGTGCTAAGTCTGGTGTACCCAGTTCAAATCCCAAGTACATGAACAATGCCATGATCACCGCTGCAAATGGTGCGCCGGGAATACCAAACAACACAGTAGGAATCATTGATGTTGCCTTCTGTGCATTGTTCGCACCCTCTGGTCCAATAACACCCTTAATATTACCGTCACCAAACTTTTCTTTGGGATGTGCTGCAACAGTTGACCCATATGCCATCCAATCTGACATTGCTCCACCAAGTCCAGGCAGTAAACCAACAAACGCACCTATGAAACCACCACGCAATGCATCCCACTTACTATTCCATACATCCTTCACACCCATTATTGTTTGACCAAGTTGGTCTGCACTGTCTACAGTTTTGCGTCTACGTTTTAATCCATCCACAAGTTCTGGAATAGCAAACAACCCTGCGACAAAGGGCATCAACTGTATACCATTACCCAAATAATCCCAACCAAGTGTATAACGATCAGCGTTTGTTGCAGGGTCAGTACCAATAAGTCCCAAACCAATCCCCACTGCAATCGCAATCAAACTACGAACCCACCAAGTACTCGACACAAAACCAACAGTGGCAAGTGCAAGCAGAGTAAATGCCCACAGTTCTGGTATACCCAGTATCATTAACAGGTTTGTGTACCAAGGTAATAGTGCAAAGGTAAGTGTTCCCCACAGTATACCATTCACAGTGCTTGTTGTCACTGCGGCAGTTATTGCGTAAGTCGCTTGACCTTTTTGTGCTAGAGGAAACCCATCTACCATTGTAGCGGCAGCACTGTTTGCGCCGGGTATTCCAAGAAGAACACCTGTATAAGTGTCACCTGTTGTAGAGGCGGCGACAACTGCCATACAGAATATCACACCCAAGTAAGGTTGATCGGCAAAATAACTAATAAATCCAAACAACGCTACAAGGCCGGTGGTTGCACCAGCACTTGGAATGATACCTATTAATAGTCCGTATAATGTTCCTGCTACAAGAGCATAAATTTCATGCATAGAAATACACAACAAGCATTGATGCCTGCGAATCCTTTCAAATTTGTGGGGGAAACACTTCTGAACTTCACGCTATGTCCGTTAGAAATGTTGTACTTCTATTTAGTACGCCACACAAAGTAGATTCGACCTCTATGACTGTCTGTTTTTATATCTAAGATGTCTACGTTAAGTTGTTCAGCACAATTAACAATGAAGTTTGCATCCCAAGGGTAAAAGTAAATCCAGTTGCTGTAGTTTTTACTACCCACAGGTCTGTCTGCTTCATCATGTGGTAGGCCGGGATTGACACGAAAGAACATAACAGCGCCGGGATTACACAATCCCACTGCATGTTCAAGTTCTGCAAACACCTTATCTGTACTACCAAAATTAATACTACCAAGTGCAAGCGTAGCATCATACTTTTCGTCTGGATGGTAATCCAACAGTTTCACTTGCAAGTCCGCTGCATTGTTATATGGATCAATACCCACTAGGTTATGAATCTTACCTTTGAATTCATGATAACCGCAACCAATATCCAATACACGTTTAGGATTTAAACTGTTTACCTCATCAATAAGTTTCAGTCCACTGTACTTGTACTTCTTCATTTCAGCTTGCCAGTGATTTCGAAAGTAGTTATCAAGCACCTTGTCATCTATCTGATCGACGAGTTCTCCCATATGAGAGTATTCAATTTGATCCAGTTCAATATCAAATGTACTCTGTATAGCGTGTCTCAGAGTATTGGGTTGACGCAATAACTGTGGACTAACATGTATTAGTTGTTCAAGCTTGTTTAGAATTTTATGATTCATTCATTTCCCCATAAGTTGCAAGGAATATATCACTGTGCTGGACATCCTGCTTCCACCACAATGAATGTTTTTGTCCAAAGTCCAGTATTAATTTATTCTGTTGTGCAATCTGTCGTCTCATACCGTTCTCGTCACCATACCAATCATAGTTGGGATATGATATGTCAAATCCACCCGCTTTCATCCACCAATCGAAGCTAGCTTCATCAGGACGATATACAAGTTGTATCAATGCGTCTGGATATCTTTCGATAATCTCGTCAAAGTGATAAACCCACTCATGACTCATGAGTAACATTGTTCCAGTTTTGTCTTGAAACGGTGCAGTTAGATTATCATAATTCAAATTGGTGTCAAACTCCATTCCTGTGCCGAAATAACTGTCCATATGACCGCCATAATCTCCATGACGATACACACGATGCGGCGATCTATCAGTGGTGTTGTATCCCTTCTCACGTTTTAGACGTTGAGCAATACCACTCCATCTACTGCCGGGAACACCTGTAAAGAATACTAATTTTTCATTCACAACCTTCTGGAACCTCAAACTTTCTGTACCCGTTTTCGTCATAGTCGCACCAACTCTGATCAACAAGCATCAACCATTCATCTTCTCTGTGCGAATAATCAGGAAATGGGCATGAATTGCTGAGAAACAGATCATCATAATGCAGCAGAGTTCTGTCATTTGTCATTTC